GGGTCTGTTTCGCGGAACTGGTATTGGCAGCGCCTCCCCATGCGCGTCCCGGTCCCGCCGGTCGCCCAGCTTTGGGAAAGCGCCGCGTTTGCCGCCGCGGCGCTTGCGCTGTTCGCGGCGTCGCTCGCCTTCTGGCTTGCTGCGTTCTTATATCCCTCCGCTGCGCTGGCGCTCTGAGCTGCCGCCGTTGCACTGGATGCTGCATCGGATACATAGCCCTGCAGCTGCGTAATGAGCGCGGACGAAAGCATCGTGTCCGTGATGCTCCCCGCCTTCACGGTCGCGGTCACAACGTGGTTGCTCACGGAAAAGTCGATCTGGTCGCTGTCCAGGAATTCCGTCTCCGTGATGAATGCGGAGAGCGGGACGCTCTGCGTCGTGCCGTCGGCGAGCGTCAGCACCAGGCTCTGTGTGCTCGCGTCATACTGCCAGTTGGTGGCGACCTTCTCCAGCACCGTGTCGATGGTCACATAGCTACCGTCCTCGCGGGTGAAGGTGAATACACCGGTATTCGCGTTCAGCGACACGCTCTTGATGTGCAAATCGGTGACCGCCTTGTCACTCTTGAGTGCAAGCGCCGCCGTCATGTCCGCGCTTGCGCTCTTGGTGTCCAGGATGGTCTTGATGCTGCCGAGCACCGTCTGCACGTCGTCACCGGTTACGCCGGTGATCTCCGTCGTGCCGATCCCCGCTGCGCCGTCCTCGCCGGATAGTTCATCGATCAGACCGTTGAACAGCCCCTTGACCGCCTCGCGGATCAGGCGGTCAAATACTGCCTTGTTCTGCGCTGCGGTCCCGGTCAGCTTATCCGGGGCAGCGACGACGCCCTTCTGCGCGATGGCGCTGTCCGTCAATTTGTAAGTCGATAAGCTCATTTCGGTATCCTCCTGCGAGAAGGCCCCGCAGCGGCATACCGCCGCCGCAGGGCCTTCGTATTACAACATTTTCTTCATCTGTCTGTCCTCTCAGCTCGGGTCGGAGAAGATGATCTGCCTCGCGTCGCCCCAGCCGCAGCCGAAGTCGACGTAGCCGGTGTAGAGGTCCTTGAGCGGGTTGTCCAGTGCGGTCTGCATGACGGTCGGACGCGTGATATACACGAGCTTGACCATCTCGCGCATCAGCGTCGGGTCGCAGATGGCCCACTGCTTTTTGGAAAAGCCGTCGTTGCCGCCGCCCATGACCATGTACTGCAGATCCGCCAGCGGGTTCGCTGCGTTTGTGTTGTCGTCGGGGTTCTGGTGCGGACGGAACTTGCCGTTGTCGCCGCAGATTTTCTTCGCCTCCGCCTCCAGCTCCGGGGATACCAGAAGCAGGCTCATATCCGCGAGGAACGGTAGGCCGTCCGGCGTGGTCATGCGTCCCGCCATCGCCTGCGCCGCCGTGATGTTGGCAACGCTGAGCGTTGAGGTGATCTTGTTCGAGAACGTGCCCGCCTCTGTGTCCGCGACAAACGTGCGTCCGCTCGATCCCTTGGAAGCCACGGGGTGGTCGGTGGCGGCCCACGGCTTGCCGTCGCCGCCCTTGTAGTTCGCGTCGAACGCGTTCGCGAACATACGCAGCATGTGCGCGTACACGGTCATCGCGGCGCTGTTGCCCAGCATCTTGCCGACACGCGCACATTCGCCGCTCTTGTCGATCTTCGCCTGCTTGTAACCCACGCTCTCGGAGAGCGAGAACTCCTCCGGCGTAATGATGGTCTTGAACCCGCGTTTCTTCGCGCCCTCGTTGAGGTTGTTGCCGTCGTACCTCGGCATCTCGCCGTAACCGCCGCCGGCGGTCAGCTCATAGTCGATGCTGTTGCTGCTCACCGTGCCAACGATGCTCAGCAGCTTGTTCAGTCTGTTTGCGTAGGCGTAGTCAAACGCCTTGCCGACGAATTTGTAGTTGTCGGTCTTCCATGCGGTCATATTCGCCATGTTTGATTTCTCCTTTCATCGAATCGGGTTTAACTCCCCGCGTTATCCTCCGCCTGCGGCGTGATCCATATCAGGCGTCCACCGCAAAGGCGTGCTTCTTGATCATGACGTTGACCTTGTCGAACCCGATGTCCGCGCCGATCACGCGCAGCGGCAGGCTGGCGCTGGCGCTCAGCACGATGCCGTCCCGTCCGCTGTTCAGGTTGCCCTTGGCAAAGCCCACGGGCGGGAACACGGCGTAGACGTCGCCCGCGTTCGGCGTGCCGCCGGAGTCGATGGTAAACGTGCCGGACGTGTTTGCCGTCACGGCGTAGTCGCTGATCGCGCGCACGGTCCCGATCGCGTCGGTGTTCGTGCTGTCCGCGACCTTCGAGACGAGCTTGACATAGCCGCCGTTGAAGTCGTCATTGGCGAAATACTGCCCCGCCGTGAACACCAGCGTGGTCGAGCTGCCGCTCGCTGCGGTCACCTGCGGCGCGGCGCACTGATAGATCGCGCTTGGGTCGTCAAAGACCATGATCTTCGTGCCATTCGCCCTGGGATCGAGCGCGTCGGCAGCGCCGCTGTGGGCCTCCGCCGCCACGCCCAGCAGAGCGCCGGTCTCCGCCGCAATAGCGCTGATGACCTTGCCCTCGCTCAGCTTGACAAGCTGGCCGCCGGTGATCGCGGTCGCGGATGCGATGTCATACTCGCGCGCGGATCTGAGCACGCCACCGTCGAGCTTCTGATAGAACTTCATAAAATTCCTTCCTTTCCTTCGGGGTCATCTCCCCAAAAATTCTTTGGCCGTCATGGCCATTTCCGGGTGTTCCTCGTTCCAGCGGTCCAGCACCGCCTTCTGCGTCGGCGTGAGCGCCGCGCCGCCCGCGGTCCCTCCGCCTGTGCTCCGCTGCTGCCGTCCCGCCGCCTTTGCGACCGCCGCCGCGCCCGCGGTCCCCACAACCTCCAGATACGCGCCGTAGAGCTCCGCCAGAGGCTCGCGCCCGAACCGGCTGCCGCAAAATCTCCTGAACTTCTGATTGTTCTCCAGCTCCTCCACGCTTCGCCCGGTCTCCTTCGCGGCTTTCGCGATCTCCGCCTGCCGGACCCTTTTGCCGTAGTCCCTGAACTCCTGCACGGAGCGAAACGGCTCCTTGGTATACGGGTTGATCACGCCGCTGCTCGCGATCCCCTCATCCGCCGCCTTGGCCGCCGCCGCCTCTGCCTCCCGCCTGGCGCGGATGCGCGCGGCGCGGATGGCCGCGTTTTCCTCGCGGCTTTGCGCTTGCTTCACGGGCTCCGTTGGCTTCGGAGCGTCCTCCGCCGTCTCAGCGTCCGTGTCGACCATCGCAAAGTCGCCCTGCTGATGAGCCACGACCTCATCCTGTCCCGCCGCTGCTGTCGGGCTTTCTTCCTGCGGGGCCACGGCCCCCGCCTGTTCGCCGCTATGTACTTCCTGTACTGTCGAATTTTCAAATTCCATGCGCTTTCTCCTTGTGTTGATTTATCCTCACATCGGAAGTCCCGATGCGCTGACCTGGTTCAATCCCGCCGGCACAGCGGGCGGGGCGGATGCCTGAGTCGGCGAAGCGGCCCCGAGCGAAGCGAGTAGAGCTTCACCACCGATGGCGTTCGTCCCGTCTGCCGCAACCGCCTGTGCCGCGGCGATCATCTCCTCCGTCATTTCCAGCAGCACGGGATCGCTCTCCAGCGCCTGCGTCACCTCACGAGGGACCGTCGGCTGGAACTTCTCGCGCCACTGCGCGACGATCTCCTGCTTCTGCGGTATGTCGAGGTAGTCGAGCTCCGCCGCCAGCAGCTTCCAGTTGTCCGCCGTCACCGCTGCCGCCGCCAGCTTGTCCAGGATCTCCACCGTCGCCCCCGGCGTCTTGCCGAGGCCGTCGCCGCAGGTCACCGTCACATCGACGCGCGGATAGTAGCGCCGCCGCTCCTGCACGAGCTCTCCCGTTATGGAGTCCCTGAGCTCCGGCGTCTCCATCGCGTACCGCGCGCTGTTGTAGATCACCGATTCCGACTCCTCGCCCTCCCGCTTTGCGCCGATGAACAGCAGCCGGTCGTCGTCGAAGAACTCCAGCGCCAGGTCGTCCAGCAGCTCAAAGAGTCTGCAGAACCCCGCGTTGCGGTCCGCGGTCTTGATCTGCGTCTGCGCCGCCGCGTCGCTGCGGAGCTGCAGCAGGCCGCTCGCCGTCGTCACGCGCGCTGTCTCGCGCCCGTTGTTGCTGTCATAGTTGCGGTTCGTCCGCTGGATCTGGCCCAGCAGCCACTCGATCATGTTCACGCTCTTGATACCGTCATACAGCCCGCCGAGTCTGGCGATGCCTCCGCCGCGCCCCTGGTTGACGCGCACCACCGCGCCCGGAACGTTCGTGAACTCCTCGCCCGGCGCCAGCGCACCATCCTCGACGAGAACCACGTCGTTCGCCATCATCTCGTCGTTCATGATCCCCGTCGCCAGTTCCCGATCCGCCGCGTCCACCAGCGGCAGGATCGGCTCCAGCTCGCTCCTGTTCCAGAACTGCGTCTCGTCGCGGATGCACCAGTAGTGCACGAACGGGAACAGCTCACACTGCGCGCCCAGCTTCACCCAGTAGTTGGGGATGTGCTTGAGCTCCACGCCGCCCGCCTGCACGCTGCACCCGACGGCGCCCGCCTTCGCGTCCTTTGTATCAAAGGGCTGGCGATACCAGAACTCCATGATCTGCACCAGGTCGTCCCGTGAAGCCGTGCTCTGCGTGTATGGCTCGAGGATGTCGTCCTTCTCGCGGTAGTCGTTCGCGCTCACCACCTCGTCGAGCGTCTTGTTCATCTTCTTGATCTCCTCGTGGTACAGCCGCCAGAATTTGAGCTTGTGCATCGTGTAGACGTAGAATACGTATTCGCCCGACTGCAGGCCCTCCGGCCCCGCCGTGGGGTCCGGGTAGATATCCTGCGGCGCCACGTCTCGCACGCGGATATTGCCCCTGCGCTCGCCGCATGCCATCGTCTCGTCCCAGTACGCTTTCCAGAACGCGTCGCCCAGCTTGCGCAGCCGCCGCTCATTCGAGGTGTTCATATCCCCCAGCCGGTTCTCTTCGACGATGTAGCGCACCGCCAGCTCCCGCTCCTTCGCCTTCACGCTGTCGAGGTCGTCGTCGCGCCCGTGGAATTCCGGCTGCGGCACGTCCGGGTCGATCTGGCTCTCGACCATGATGTACGGATCCGGGATGCACGTCTCCAGCGGCAGAAGTCCCGCCTCCGTTCTGGCCTCCGCCATCTCCCGCGCCGCGTCGTGCGCGAAGTTGTAGTAGTCATTGTATCTGCGCCATTCCGCCTCGCGCACGGCGCGCTCGTCCTTTGCCTGCTGGAACAGCCACTCCGCCGTGGCGACGCGGCCCTCGCTCGTCGCATAGTCGTAAACGCGCCCCTTCGCGTACCCCTCCGGGGTCGGCGTCCTCCTGAATAAGCTCATACAGCCTCCTTACCTCTTTGCAAAGTTGCCCGTGACGTAGTGCTTCACGATGCAGTAGACGCCGAAGCCCTCGCCCGCTGCGTCGTTCTTAATCAGGATCTGCAGCCGCTTGTACTTCTTCACCTTGCGCCGGAACGGTATCTCCTGCGGTGCGTCATTTGCGTTGAACGTAAAGCGGGAAAAGTCGATATCCTCCCAGTTGAAGATGTCCATTGTCCCCGCCGCCGCCTGCCACGAGATGGCGTCGCGGTCCGTGCGAAACAGCACCTTCGCGCTTGAGCGCGTGTAGGGCTTGATGGTCACGGCGTTGCCCTTCTTGAGCAGCGTCTTGTATACCATCGGGTCGCCGTCGTCGTCCGCCTTGGTGGACCAGATCGCCTCGATGGCGGCTCCGTCGTCGCTGTATCGAGGCAAGCCGTCGACGTCCGTGTTGAACCGGCAGATCCTCCCGTCGTCCGTCCCAAAGTACAGCGATTCCACGCCGTCGTCGATTGTGCGCAGTACGCTGTAGGCCGGGATATTTTCCCAATAGAAGCATTCATACAGAAAGCCCGTGTCGTTCCGGCTCGTATAGCTGCGCGGCTGGCGCCCGTCAAGCCCGTAGACGCGCCCGCCGGTGAAGATCAGATAGCACCCGTTCCATGAGCAGGACACCGCGTCTGTCAGCATCTCCTTCAGCAGCATCGGGTCGCCGCGGTAGCTCCTGTAAGGTATTCGCCCATCCGCCGGTACCCGAGGATAGCGGTCTCCGACGTTCCCACGATCGAGTATCCCGTATCCGGCCAGTACGTCCCGTCCATATACCCGCAGGTAAAATCCTGATTCGGATAGTCCGGGTTCCCCGTTGCCACGATTCGGTCGCTCGCCGCGCCCGCGCCCCACACGATTGCCGCGCGGCACTTATTGACGCGGCTCGCGTACCCGCTGACGGTTTTCGTAAACGTAATGAATACATTGTCCTCCGCGCCCGCTGCCGGAGCCGCCGGAGCCGTGGAGAACGTCACTGTCCCCGCCGTGAGATCTGCCGTCCAGCCGCTCGTCCGCGCCGTGCCGTCCACCTCGACGGCGTTCACGCTGCCAAGGTCCGTATAGGGCAGCTTGTACACGGTGCTGCTCCCGTCGGCAAGGAATCCGATCTTCTGCGTTCCCGTCAGCAGGTTCACCGCCTCATAAGGCGTGCCGCCCCCGCCCGGATCGCGGGAAATGACCGTTGTCGGCACATAGGCCGCCGCTTCCGCGCCCGCACAGGTCGCGCCGTCGTAGCGCAGCAGCTTTGAGCCCGTGAAGATCCAGAGGCTGTCTCCCATGTAGACGGACACACTGCGCGCGTCGGCAAGTCCGCTCGCCAGCTCCGCGCTCGGCGTCGTCCCGTCCTCATACCAGCGGTACAGCTTTCCCCCAACGTGAGCGAGCATGTGCTTCTCGCCGGAAAACTCGGCGCTGAACAGTCCGTTTACCTTTCCCTCCAGCTCCGTCAGCGTCCGCCAGCCGGGCCGCTTCTCCGGCATCCCGCCCATGTCGGCAATCATGTTCGGCGCCCAGGGGCTCCGCGCGTCGTCAACGAGCGCTGGGTCTGTGGAAAAGTCCACGCCGCGGAAGCGTTCGTACTTCTTGACGCGCATCGTAACGCCGCTCTTTCCTCCCATGTCGTCCTCGCATCCTCCCTTTTTTGCCCCTTACCGATACAGCGCCTGTCTGACGCCTCCGCCCGACAAAAGCGTCGAGCGCGGCAGCATGGAGCGCATTTGGAGATACAGGTTGTAAAACGCGCCGTAGTCGATCACAAGATCGGCGATGAGTTGCTGCGCCGCCACGAAGAACGGCAGGCAGTTCGCCGCCTCCTCGCTGACCTCAAACACGTAGCTGTCCTCCGTCTCCGGCGTGATCGTCTCCGCTCGCGCGATATAGTCCATCGTCAGCGTCGACGTATCGCCCGTCTCGTACACGAGCTTCCCGTCGATGACCTCGCAGCCTTTCGCGCGCACGCCGTTTTTGCGCAGCGCCAGCGGGCGCGAGACGTCCGTTGGCAGGCTCTGGCTGCCCGTCCCGTCCAGCTCGACGCTTGTCCGGCGCACGATCGGCTGCCATTGTGCGATATCCTTCTGCGCGAGGTCGAAGAAGTCGTTCATCTTTGCGTCGATGTCCTCGTCTGCCTCGACCTCTCCGCCGCTCGAAAACTCGTCGAGCAGCATCAGCACCTTCCGCTTGCCTTCCGCTAAAGTCATGTCCGCCGCCTCCTGTGCTTTGGTTGTAATTTGTCGATCAGCTTCACGCGCGGCGCCGCCGCCGGCTCGTAGCCGTTCACCGTCCAGTACACGCAGAAGCCGCGCAGCGCGTCCGGCGCGTGCGTGATCTCGTGCGGCTCGTTCCTGACGTCGTTCACCCGCCGCTCGTCATACTGCAGCAGTGGCAGACAGCGGATGATGTTCCGGCAGTTGGGGAAGAACCGCAGCCGAGGACGCTCGACGCCGTCCTCGCACGGTCTGACCTTCAGCCATTCCTTGACAGCCATCCAGCCGTCCACGCGGTCGTTGCTGGTCTTGGTGAGGTACACGCCGTGCTCCGCGAAGATGTCCGCGACGCTCTTGCCGGTCTCCTGCCGC